TGAAAGAGAAGAGGATAGCGCACGATATATGTAGGCACAAAATCACAAAGTTTGTTGACAATGCAATAAACTTGCTGTCAATAGCCGAGGCGTGCTTTCCTCCGGCTCTTATGCCTCTACACATTTCCTTTTAATCGCCGAATGGCACTCGTAACTCAAGCCGAAGCAGCACGCATTCTTGGGATATCTCGCCAAGCTGTTTCGCTGGCAATAAAAGCAGGCCGAATACAAACTCGACTTGACTCAGAGGGGAAGAAGATGATTGACGGGTCCACGCTCGCTGCGGACTACCGAAAGAAGACACAAGCGAGAAAGGCTAGCCCGAAGAAAAAGGCTTTGCAAGAATCACGGCCAAGCCCGCGCATGGGCAAGACGCAGGAATATATTCCTGATTACGACGAAAGCAGGGCAAGAACGGAGCACCTAAAAGCCGAGTTGCTAGAGCTGGACAGAAAGCAAAAGGAAGGACTATTAGTTCCAGCAGCCGATGTTGAAGCGAAGTGGGTTGAGATTGTCACGCTTGCCAGAAGCAAGACGCTTGGTATCCCGAGCAAAGCAAAGCAGCGAATACCCGACTTAGATGTTGGTGCGATGGCTACGTTGGAAGACATAGTGCGTGAAACGCTTGAAGATCTTGCATCGGAGGCAGGCGAATGAGCGACATTAATTCGATCACGAAGGCTGCACTTTTAGCGTTCAAGCCACCAGAAAAGCTGAGTCTTAGCGAGTGGGCAGACAACCATGCGTTTCTTAGTGCTGAATCAAGTGCTGAAGGTGGTCGGTGGAGGACGCTGCCTTATCAGAAAGGAATAATGGATGCAATCACCGATCCAACTGTGGAGCAGGTGACGGTAATGAAGTCAGCGAGGGTTGGCTACTCAAAGATTTTGAATCATGTGATTGGGTATCACGTCCACCAAGATCCAGCACCAATCATGTTGGTGCAGCCAACGATTGAGGACGCTCAGGGCTACTCAAAGGAAGAGATCGCTCCAATGTTGCGAGATACGCCTTGCCTGAAAGGGCTTGTTAGTGAGGCGAAGGCTAAGGATGGGGCGAACACGATCCTGCAAAAGCAGTTTCCTGGCGGCACGTTGAGCCTTGTAGGGGCTAACTCACCGAGGGGATTCCGTCGAGTTAGTAGGCGAATTGTGTTGTTTGATGAGGTTGACGGGTACCCGCCCTCGGCTGGCTCTGAGGGTGACCAGATCAAGCTTGGCATCAGGCGTACGGAGTATTACTGGAACCGTAAAATTGTTTCTGGCTCTACACCGACGGTTAAAGACTTCAGTCGGATTGAGCGGATGTACAGCCAGTCAGACATGAGGCGTTATTACGTGCCTTGTCCTGACTGCAGTCATATGCAGTATTTGCGGTGGTCAAATATCAAATGGACAGATGGTGATCCATCGACGGCGGCTTATTGCTGCGAGAAGTGCGGGGTCTTTATTCCACATTCAAAGAAGCGTTGGATGGTTGAGCGTGGTGAGTGGAGAGGCACTTCAGATTTCAATGGCAAACATGTTGGCTTTCATATCTGGGCGGCGTATAGCTATTCGCCAAATGCTGCGTGGTCGAACTTGGTTGAGGAATTTCTTGATGCGAAGCACGACGCAGAGCAGCTGAAGACGTGGGTGAATACGATTTTGGGAGAGGTATGGGAAGACGAGTACGCAAGCAAGATCAGTGGCGAGTCATTGATGGAAAGAGCTGCTGAGGAGAAATACAGGCATGAAGTTCCGCCAGCTGAAGTGTTGTTACTTGTTGCCGGATGTGACTGTCAGGACGACAGACTCTCTCTGTCTTGTTGGGGTATCGCGAGAGATGAAGAGATGTATTTGGTTGATCGAGTTGTTCTGCATGGATCACCGTCAAGACCGGAGGTATGGGGCCAGTTAGATGAGGTGTTGCAAAACCCGTATGAAACGGAGGATGGCAGAAATCTAAATATTGAGGTTTGCTGCATTGACTCTGGTGGTCACCACACCCAGGAGGTGTACGGCTATGCGCGAGAACGTGCAGCGATGGGTGTAATTGCTATTAAAGGCATGGGTCAAAAAGGCAAGCCACCTTTAGGCAAGCCAAGCAAGGTTGATATTAATTTCAAAGGCAGAGCTATGAAAAATGGTACGCAATTATTTCCAGTGGGCGTCGATGGAGTGAAGTCACTTTTGTTCGGAAGGCTTAAGCACAACGATCCAGGCCCTGGATACCTGCATTTTTATCCGACAGTTGGCCCTGACTACTTCTCGGAACTAACAGCTGAAAGACAGGTATTGAGATATCGAAATGGATTCCCTGAGCGTGTTTGGGTCAAGAAAAGTCAAAGTCCAAACGAAGCGTTGGATGAAATGGTTTACGCATATGCCGCATTACACCGTCTTTATCAAAAATTTGATCGCAGAAGCATCTGGGATCAGTTCGAGAAGCGTAATGAGACTAAACAGGCACCTCAGCTAGGATCTAAGCAACAAAAACGGCCTAAACGCCGTAATTTCGTCCAAAGCTGGTAGTCCCGTGAACATCCCAAGCGAGATTAGGGCTGGCGACACCGTTAAGTGGAGAGATGACTCTGCTACGGATGTTTTCGGCAATGACATCAAAAGTGACGAATGGATTCTCAAGTATTACTTGAGGTTTAACAAGGGCAGCGAGGCTCTTACCTCTACAGGAAGCGCGTTTGGTACGGGCTGGGAATTTACGATTGCAGCCACTGACAGCGCAGACTTTGACTCTGGCACTTGGTATTGGCAGGCAGTTGCCACCAAAGGATCAGAGACGCTGACACTGGGGTATGGAACGGTAACGGTTGAGGACAACCTTGCTTACACCAGTGGTCCTGGTGCTTACGACGGCAGGTCGCAGGTCAAGAAAGACCTTGAAGCGATTCAGCTTGCGATTCGCACTCTGATTGCAGGTGGAGCGGTACAGGAATACAAGATTGGCAATCGCAATTTAAAACGATACGATTTGCCTGATTTAATTCAGCTAGAAGCTCGATATAAGGCGGAAGTTAAACGTGAAGAGCAGGCTGAGCTTATGGCCAATGGCCTTGGCAATCCACGCAACATGTTCGTGAGGTTCAACTGATCATGGGTATTCGCACTCGCGTCATGGGTTTTTTGGGCTTTGGCAAGCCAAACCCAGCTCCAATTTCTCGTCGGGCATATAACGGCGCGATGGTCTCGAGGCTGACATCTGACTGGATGTCGACTCAGGCCAGTGCTGACGCTGAGATCAGGACGAACCTGCGAAAGCTGCGTGATCGTTCACGCGAAATGGTGCGGAATAATCCGTACGCAAGGCAAGCGAAACGCACAACACAAATCAATGTGATTGGCACTGGAGTTACGTTGCAATCACAGGTGTTGCAGCTAAGAGGAACGAAACGCGACAACAAAATAAATAAGGACATTGAGTCCAAATGGGAAGTCTGGAGTCGTGCGGTCCATTGCGATTGTGCAGGCCGCTATAGCTTCCATGAATTTGAGTGGCTTGCTGTTGGAGCGATGTGTGAATCAGGGGAAGCCCTTTTTCGCATCATTAGGCAGCCATTTGGCGACTCAAAGGTGCCTTTGGCGCTGCAGATGCTTGAAAGCGATCTTTTAGACGAGGCTTATCAAGGTGGGACGCTTGCTAAGAAGAACGAATGGCGTAATGGCGTAGAGGTCAACGAATGGGGTCGTCCTGTTCGTTATGCGATTTTGACGCGCCATCCTGGTGACACTTGGTTCCAAGGAACGCCGGATCCAAACCGAAAGCATATTTTCTTGCCTGCGGATGATGTAATTCATCTGTTCATGCCGGATCGCCCTGGCCAGAACCGTGGAGTGCCTTGGTTCCATAGCGTGATGGCGGATGCACATCAATTGCAGGGCTACGAGGAAGCCGCGGTAATTCGCGCCCGTGCTGGTGCAAGCATCATGGGCTTCATCACCAATAACGAAGGCGAACTGATTGCTGATGATGTTGAGAACAACCAGCGCATCAGTGAGTTTGAACCAGGCACATTCAAGTATCTTTCTCCGGGCGAGACGGTGAATGTCCCTGCGATTGATTCACCGGACCAGCAGTTCGAGATGTTTGTCAAAAACAAGGTCAGGCGTTTTGCTTCAGGCTTTGGTTGTTCTTATGAGACGTTGTCTCGTGATTTCAGCGACACCAACTACAGCAGCAGCCGTTTGAGCTTGCTTGAGGATCGTGAGCATTGGCGTGTGGTGCAGAAGTATCTAGTAGATACGTTCCATATGCGTGTTTATCGCGAGTGGCTGAATCTTGCAGTTCTTTCTGGAGAGCTGCAGTTTGCAGATTATGAGCTGCGTCCAGAGCGTTATGACCGTCCACGTTGGATGTCTCGTGGTTGGAGCTGGGTTGATCCACTTAAAGAAGTAAGGGCTTACCGCGAAGCGGAACAAGCTGGTTACATGACAAAGGCCCAGATCATTGCTTATTCAGGCGGTGATTATGACGACAACATCAATGAATTAGCGCGAGAGCAAGAGCTTGCAGCTGATGCAGGGGTGAAGTTGGACAAGGATCTTGACCTAACAGACGAAACTGTGCAGCTTGACTTGCTTGAATCAGTAGAGCCCACACGTAAGCGCGGTAATGGCAAACGTAAACGGAGTTGAAATCGACCTTATGCCTAATGAAGGCATGAGGGAAGAAGCTCAGCGTTATCGCGACTGGAAAGCTGATGGAGAAGGAGGTGGAACTGATGTTGCTCGAACCAGAGCAACTCAAATCCTTAGCGGCAATGAGCTGTCTGCTGACACTGTTATCACAATGTCAGCTTGGTTTGCGAGGCATTTAGTTGATAAGCAAGGACAGGGATATAGCCCTGGAGAAGATGGATATCCAAGCAATGGTCGAGTTGCATGGGCGGCTTGGGGAGGCGATCCAGGCAAGTCGTGGTCAGACGCACGCGCTGAGAGAATAAAAAAGGCCAGAGAGCGTGCCCATGAAAATGGGCATAATGGGAGCAAAACATCCCAATCCGAAGACACCATCACCACCAAAGCTATGGAACCTGACACTCAAAGAGCTGCACCAGATGAGCTAAAAGTGGGAGATTATGTTTCCTGGAATAGCTCTGGTGGTCGTGCGAACGGTTTGATTGAAGAGATTGAACGCGATGGAAGCATCGATGTTCCTGACTCAGATTTCACAATCAACGGCACCGCAGAAGATCCTGCTGCTTTGATCTGTCTTTACCGAGACGGAGAGAAGACCGAAACTCGTGTTGGGCATCGCTTCAGCACACTCACCAAGATTGATCCAATCCGTGAGGTTGAACCTGAGTTAATGGCAACTCGCGACATGCTCGGCGAGCTAATGCAGCGTGCCGAAACGTCTGAAATCCGTAATTTGGATGATCGGACTTTTGAGTTTCCTTTCAGTTCGGAATATCCGGTAAAACGGTATTTCGGCAACGAAGTACTCAGCCATGAAGATGGCGCACCTGATTTCATGCGTCTAAATGATGGCGCTCCGTTCCTTTTCAATCACGACCCAAACAAAGTTCTTGGTGTTGTTGAGCGGGCTTATCTAGACGATGAGAAAAAGCGTGCATATGCAAAAATCCGCTTTTCGCGCTCTGATTTTGCCAAACAGTACTTAGATGACGTTAAAGACGGCATTCTTCGTGGCATTTCGTTTG